CATCTGTGGCATACATGAGGTCACTTGCATACGCCGGAACCAGCGGACCTGTTAATTCTTTCAGGCTTAGTCGCCCCAATCCGCTTCGGTCGCCGCCACCAAAGGGAGACACATAGTCATTCCAATTAAAGTAAATAAACTCTCCTTGGGATAGGAGATATGACACACCATTAGTTATATCGACACGCGGCCCATACGTCAGGTAGCCCTCACCTGTGATCTGCGCCAACCGGATACCCTTATTGGTACCGATAACAACCAGTCCACCGTATTCAGATATAACATTAACTGTTTCACCCATTGGTAGTTCGGCTGCGATAACAGGCACGTTAAGTGCTGACGTTGAATCATTGATACCGATGTAATAGATGCGGCCCTGCTGTCCTTGGTTGCCAGCAGCATAAATCCCTACTGGTGTGCCAACCACTGAGGTCCATGAATCAACCTGATTGAAAGAGTCGGAAGCAATATCAGTATTCGTACTGGCTACTGAACCAACGGACAGAACGGTGAGTCTGTCGCCTACAGAGGCTATGAGATAACCGTTGGCTACCCATACACCGTCAGCACTATTTAACATCCAATGGTCAGTACCATCAGTAGAAGTAGTAAACGAAGTACCAGTTACTTTAACTATCTTCGCATTAGTAGTTGTGTTTCCTACTACATAAATATTAGTACCGTCACTTGCTATGCCAAGTATGTCATCGCCACAAGGATCTGTAATTAGATCTGCAGATCCAAATGAATTGCTAGAAGCCTGCATATTAGGACCGTCGCACATATAAACGTAATCCGTACCGCCACTAGTAGCCGTAGCCATGTACAGATTCGTAGAAGTATCAGACCAAGCAAGTTCCGTATCCTTCAGCAAAGACACTTCATTCTTAACCCAAGGGTTGATACCAGTAGACTCATGGAACCTGCGTAACCCAGACTCAGGTGTATCAGCCTCACGCTGACCAGCACCCAACTCCCAATCATCACGACTACGCTTCCACACACCAGCCTGATTCAACGACTGCTCACCCGGTGTACCCTGCGTATCAAAACCCTGACGGATAGGATCTACAGTTGCACGCACCAAACGTGTAAGATCTATATTGTATTTACGGTCACCCAGTCTTACTGGGAGGGCATCACGAACAGTCTGATGGAGGGGCATGACTACCGAATGGTCGTCGGAAACGTTGACGAGACTACGGCACCCGTCCGCACCCCATACTTCGCCATCAAACGACGCGCCTCCTGACTTACCCGACGATCATATTGCGCCTGTAATACCAATGAGTACCTTGCACGATCTCCGGCAGCAACGGCTGCATCAATCCGACTGCTGCCCTGACTGTGAAGATCCAGACGAAGACTTTCTTCCCCTAGAAGAAGGGCTGCTGCTGCGCCTAGTGCTGGAATATCTGTCATTTCAACCGTCATTCCAACAGTACCTACAAGATCAGTATCCAGACTTAGAGTGGAGGTAGTAAACGGATGGGCATAAGTTAGATAAACCGTTACCGCTTTCTCTATGCCCTCCTGTCTAATAATCTCGTAAGCCCCACCATATTCCTGTACCTTCACATTGAAATTTAGAAGCCTGTCCTCGCTGGAACGAGCCGTGCGAGTAGCAGATAGAATCTGATTGAATCCAGTAGTCGCAAGATCAGACGAAGTAACCGACTGTTCCGTGGTGCTGAACGCAGCAGTCGTGGTACTCACCGCATACAAATTATCAGGCAATGCAAGGATCGCATCCTTAATCGCCTCAAATATCTGGAACCCTGAGAACCGTGGCTCCACCTCTATCACAGAATCAGCCTGCCAATTCGTAGCAGGACTACCATCGACACCCCTACTCACTGTTATGTACTCACCGTTACGTGAATGAACATACATAGTTTCAGGAGCAGTAGTGCTATTACTAATAGAAATGTAAGAACCTGCCCGGATACCCTCAGTCTGGTACTTCAATCGGACAGTCGAAGTCGTATCAGAATCCAACGCTGTATGAATCGCATCCAATTCCGTGCGAGTATTACTATTTAAAAGACGCTTAGTCCGTCGGACTATATCTACCATCGTAGCCGTTTTTGCTGCCATGCGCCAATCCTAGTTGGTAGTGGGGGGGCAGGGCTAGGCCCCACCCCCACACTACATTACTCTAGCCGGACTACGGAGTATCCGTGTAACCAGTGAGGTTAGTGAATCTCGCCATGTGAGCCTCGCCCTTAACCTGAAGGCCTTCCTCACAGACAATCTGCACCTTGTCGCTGTCGCCAGTCTTTGCAAGCGGCTCAACTACGAGAGGCTGCATAACCCGACGGCTGACGCCATCCTTCTGGACAACAAACGCACTCTCAGAGTGCATCCAACGATTCCTGACACACTGTGTCTCACCGAACTCGGTGAAGACAGACATGACAGGTACCCGACCACGGCGTGGGTCATCGATAACATGACGCACCGTGCTGGTGTTAGTGGTGTCGTTGAGAGTAGCAAACGAGGCAGGATTCGCAATCAAAAGATCGGGAATACCACCTGCGTTGTAGCACTTCTGCATCAACGACTCCAACGCAGCGATAGTCAGCGTTGTGCTGCTGCTATCAGTGTTGGATGTGATGAAGTCCATCAAGCCACCAGTTGACCGGCGCTTGTTAGACGAATCATCGTTCTTCTTACCATAGAGGTAAGCCTGTTCACGGGTGATGACGTTCTCAACTGAGCGGCCATACAACTGCTTGGCAAACTCGTCGCTCACGCCATACCGGGTGATCTGCTGCTCTGTACGAGTCATATGAACCGGGGTAGGTCCAAAGATCTGCGTATAGTTTGAGCGGATCGTCCGGTCAGCCGACCGGGCGGTACCCGGATCAGAACCCTCAACCAGTGCAGTACCAAGACAGATAATCGTGTCTTCGTCTGCGGCAGTCGTTGCGGGCCATGCTGAACCATTGGTCCAATCAGATACATCAATAACACCCGTGGTGTTATTAATAGCAGTAATTCGTTTGACCGCACCATTAACAGTGGCACCCTCTTCTCCAACATTGAGAAGATCGCCTACTTGGAACTTGTAGGAATCGGCTGCCGAGACTGTAATGTCCGTATCGCCTGCTCCCGCTGCTCCTGTACCTGCGGCTTGTGCACGAGGAAGCAAAAGTTCCTCGTCCATCCATTTGAATTCTGTCTGATCGGTAGGAGAACTGGTTAGAAGTTGCCTTCCATCAGTTCCAATACCATTAATAAACGGCGAATCAACAGGCGAAATCATGTAAATGAGTTCGTCCATGTTGATCTTAACGCCGACGGCAAGGTCATAACTAGTGACGCTGCCTGAGTAACCGACGATAGTCATCGTGTCACGCTCCTAAGTTAAGTGGATTAGTTTTTCTTCTCCCGTAAAATCCGCTCGTACTTAGTGCGATTATCGGCAAATTCTTTGACACCAATATGTGTACCGTCAGGCTTCAAGTACGGAACAAACGATCCGTCCCGTCTATGCTCGCCTGAGATTCCCCTCTCCCAAGCCGGATTGGCTTTAGCAGGTGGAATCTTGTTCCTTCTGTTTGGAGTAGCAGCAGCCGTTAAGGCTGGCGCTTGCAGTATCCGCTTCACAACCCCTTCGCAATCCTGACAAACCTCGTCAGGATCCTCAGTTACAGACTGTGTTCGCTCGTACTGAACCAAGCAATCAGAACACCTATAAACATATGTAGGCATTACCGTCCAGAAACTACCCGTGGATCAGGTGTCCCACCCGCTGCTTCCAGTACCGTGTGAATAAATCTGGCTGCGGAATCTTCCTTCGGACGACCCGCATCCATCATCTCTTTAAACTCACGATGACCTGCATCGTATGGGCTTTCTGTCTGGTTCTCAGGTGGCACAGTATCTCCAGCAAGTTCCCGACGCTGCTCCGCTACCTGTGTATCAGTAGCATCTACAACCTCTTCCTCTACCGGCGGTGCCGATGGAGGTACCAGTTCCTGCCATTCGCCTTGGATGGATTCTGTGTCCAGTTCCCCATCGTAAGCCTTAAACAATAACTGGCCTGCCTTGGATTCTGTATCTACCCCTGCTTTGAGAAACGCCATTTCGCGTTTCACTTCATCAAGTTCCTGCGATGCCTTCCGACCTCGGTCGGCTGCATCACGCAGTTCCTTGATCCCACCGGGATCCTGATTATCTACCATGATGTCTCTCCTAAACCGTTCGCACATAATCGGAGGGATTATGCGGGGTGACTTGTTCAACATTACCGGGCGTCAGCCGGGTCAGTCTCCACTTAATACTCACTGGGGGCGTGGGCGATCCCAATGGATAAGCACTCATCGGCCCGAAAGAGCACACGACGGCCTATGTGGTTATTACTATATCATACTTTCTGCTCGGCATGCCACTCTAAATGACGATGCTGCCATTCACGCACCGAACGCACATCTTTGCTGATCTCAGATATGTCAGTGCCGATAGCGTCAAGGCGAACCTGATTCGCTGCGTGCTGCGCCGTGTTCTCACGACGGTACTTGGATGCGACTACCGCAAAGACGCCGCTTATAAGAGCGGCGGCTATCAGCCCTGCGAAGCCGATCCATTCCATTACGACACTACTGATGCAGATCCGTCACCAAACTGGCTGGCAACAATTGACTTGGCAAGACTCAGCAAGGCCGACGCACCAGCCACCGACGCAGCCTTAAGCGAATCGACACTACCAACGACATACACAGCAAGAAACGCCTGCACAAATGTCGCAATAGCCCTCTCTAAATTGTCACGATTAAACATTAGCCGCTCCAAATCCTGTAGTTGATTGAGTAATCATAGCACCACCACCGCCTCGGAATTCT